GCAACCGGCTCATAACCGGTCGGTCCCTGGTTCGATCCCAGGTGGGCCCACCAAAACGCTAAAATGCGAACCGCTTGCAGATTGAACGCCAAATTCTGGCATTTCATTCTTATAATTAAACACGATTTCAACCCTATCACTATGTATGGTTACGCTCTTGATAAAAGTATCAAGAATACGCGAACGGCCTGCTTTTGTGGTAGGGTTTTCGTTTGCCATTCTTTCGAGGAAATACTCGATATGTTCGGCTGTAAATTTGATAGGCGAGATTACGCTTTCGTGGTTCGCTTTTTGCTCGAGTAGGTCTTGACGTTCCTTTTCTAGTGTTTCAATTTCAGATTTTAAACGTTCATTAATAAAACCCTGTTTAATCGCTGTCATACAATTATCTAGCTCGGTATCAATAGCCTTAATTTTGCCCTGTATGCTCTGTATGGCCGTTTTAGCCTCTTGGGTAGTGTTATTATACCCAGATATAACTAAATCGACTATACGAGCGATAATTTGGGGTTGCCTTAGGATTTCAAGAGTACGATTGATTACTAAATCTTCTAATTCGTCGCGGCGTATGTTTGGCGCGTTGCATGTGTGATATTTACGGCGATTGGTACATACATAATAATGATGTTTCTCGCCGTTGCGTGATGTGGCAGTAGACCCCATATAATGCCCGCCGCACTCGCCGCATATCAAGCGGCCACATAAATTATACATTTCACTTCTACGTCCTTTGTTCTTGATTCTAGTCGGTAGCATCCGCTGCACCTCGTTAAATATTGTTCTTGATATAATAGGCGGGATAGAATCCTCGATTCTAATATCACCCCATTGATACACACCGATATATTTCTCATTACTCAATATGCTGCGGACAACGCTATACGAAATCTTGCCGCCTCGTTTGGTTGTATATCCTTTACTATGTAGAATATTCGCTATTTTAGTCAGCGAGTACTGTTTGAGATATAAGCTATATATTAACCTTACCGCCTTAGCCTCGTGAGCATTCACGGCTAAATGGTGGCTTTCTGTAAGGTCATAGCCGAGCGGAATGGCCGAGCCGTTCATCTTGCCTTTTAGTGCGTTTTCAGTCATGCCACGGCGCACCTTTTGCGATAGCTCAACAGAATAATACTCAGCCATACCCTCGAGCATACTTTCTAATATGATACCTGCAGGCTCATTGGTGATATGTTCTTTTGCACTCAATACTCTAACACCATTACGGCGCAATATACCCTTATATTTGGCGCTATCCTCACGGCTACGACTGAACCTATCGAGCTGATAGACTATGACATAATTAAATGCTTGATTGTTGCTATCCCGTATCATCTGTAAGAATTCTGGGCGGTTATCTGTTCGCGCCGATAAAGCCCTATCTGTATATATTTTAGTAATAAGAATACCCTCACGCTGAGCGTATTCGGTGCATTCTCGTATTTGGCCCTCTATGGATTCGTCCCGTTGCTTATCGGACGAGTAGCGTGCATATATCACGCCTTTTGATAATTCCATTGAATTCATTCCTTTATGTTATAATAGTTTCATCTTTACAGAATATTCACAGAATAAAGCCGAGTTGACACTCGGCTTTTTCTATATTATATAGCCCCCTAAATGGGGGCTGTTTTTATTTTTATATCAAATTTTCCAACTATATCCACATTTTAAACATTTCCCTTTTCGCTTATTTTTATTGTGAAATCCTGCTATTAATCCCACTCCGCCAGTTAATAACCCGCCAACAAGAGCCTTACCGCCGCTAAATCCTTGTTTATCAATTTCGATTTGCGCTGAGTGGCATTGCGGACATCGTAATTGTCCGTCATCGACATTTATATTTACAGATAGAGGTTGTCCGCTTTGGTATGCTTTTACAATGCTTTTTAACGTTTCATCATTTAGCATTTGTGTTGCTGCGCTTGATGATTTCCACGTTCCACAACCGGAGATTTTTTTGATTTCATCAGCGGTTTCTATTGTGGCGGTAAATCCTGACTTTTCAAATAATTTAGTATCTAGTGCCACTTGTACTGCATTGAATGTTACCCCGTTAACCTCTTTTGGATACTCCGGCATAGATGTTATCTCATTTGCTGTTTGTACATCTGGCACTGGAGCAGGTGAGGCATTACCCGTTATAGGTGTCCCACAATTAGAACAAAATTTTACATTATCATCTAGTTTAGAACCACAATTTGAACAATACATAATAAATACCTCCTAAATATTTATAAAATAATACTATACATTACAACCTTACCTATGAGTTCTAAATCATCGACGTTGTCATAACTAAAAATAATATCTCTAAACGATAAATCTGTGCTATCTGGTTTAAATACATACTCTTGATGTGCTGTGTCGTTATAAAAACGTTTAACACTATAATCACCGTTGTGACGTATTACAACTATATCGTTATCATGGATGTTAGCTAATGGAGTTTTTGTAAGTACCGCAATAATTGAACCATTAGCTATAACGTTGTTCATACTTTCACCGTTTACTGGCATGAGTACAATATTTTTATTGCCTGCATACTTGCCCATCAATATATCTGGTACAGAGAGTTTTTTATAAAAGTTAATACTATCTATTTCTGTTAGTTCTCCAGCTGATACAGCATAGGGTATGTATTGATAATCATTAGCGAATTTTTTTTGTTCTTTATTTTGCTTTTTTGTATCTGTTAATTGTTTAAATCTAGGGTCGATATCTGATTTATTTACCCTGAAATAATCAGCGATTTTTTGGATGTTCCCTGGAATTGGCAGAGATGTGCCTTTAACATAGCCAGTTATTGTACTAGTAGGTATGCCAGTCTCCTTAGATAAATCTATTTGTTTTAAATTATGATATTCAAGTAATCTGTTTATATTAGAAGAGATGATTTTTATATATTCTAAATCTTGAGGTGTTGATGAGCCTCGTCCACGTGCCATAGTGTACTCCTTAATAATACTAAAATAAATACTATTATTAAGTATATAATATTGTATTAATTCGTATTTGTAAATGTAAAAAACATAGTAAATACGAAAAAATACGAATTTTTTATTGACATACGATTTAATTCGTATTAATATGTAATTAAGGTTTTGGAACAAACTAATAAAGGGGGGTGATTTAAAATGAGTAAAATTAGTTTGAGAGCCTTGCGAGTTAATTATAATTTGAGTGCTAAACAGGTTGCGAGTGATTTGAAAATTCACCATCAAACATTATTGAAATACGAAAATGATAGTAGTAGCATTCCGATTAATTTATTACAAGCATTGGCTAAATATTATCATGTAAGCTTAGATAATATTTTTTTGGGTAAAAAATACGATTTAAAACGTATTTAATGGAGTGAAAAAATGAACGAATTACAAGTATTTAATAATGCGATGTTCGGAAATATGCGAATTATCCTACAAGATAATGAGCCGTGGTTTGTAGCAAAAGATGTATGTGAATGTTTAGCAATTTCAAAACATCGTGATGCAATCAGTAGATTGGACACAGATGAAAGGGGGTCGCTTAAAGTGGACACCCTTGGTGGTAAGCAAGAAATGGCTACTGTCAATGAATATGGCTTATATAGCTTGGTAATGTCAAGCCGTAAGCCAGAGGCAAAAGAATTCAAACGTTGGATAACGCACGATGTACTCCCTGCACTACGAAAAACAGGAAGCTACTCTATGAGTATCCCTCAAACCTTGCCAGAGGCTTTACGAGCTTATGCCGATGAGGTAGAGCAGCACAATAAGACGAAAGCTCTAGTTGAGGCACAAAGGCCGAAAGTGCTTTTTGCTGACGCAGTAAGTACTAGTAATACAGATATTTTAGTAGGCGACCTCGCCAAGCTGTTAAGTCAAAACGGTTATGCAGTCGGGCAAAATAGGCTGTTTGAGCAGCTACGAAACGATGGCTTTCTAATTTCACGAAAAGGCAACTCTTACAACATGCCAACTCAAAGAGCCATGGAAATGGGACTTTTCAGAATTAAAGAAACAGCTATTACTCATTCAGACGGCCGAGTTAGCTTAAACAAAACGCCTAAAGTAACAGGTAAGGGCCAGCAGTATTTTATTAATCGTTTTATAGGTAAATGATATGGAGTTATTTATAGACGCGATATATGAGTTTTATAGTAAACCTCAAAATCTAGCGGACTTTGAGGCATGGAAAGAAAGGAAACTACACAATGATGACACAACAAAGACCACGGCGCAGACGCAGACGTGTGAAGAAAAACAGAATGAAACTTATTGACATTATAGGCGTTATTGGCTGGGTAGCGTTGATATATGCGGCCGTGGTGCTTTGGTTAGTTTAGAGGTGAAACGATGAATTTTATTATTGAATTTTTAATGATTGCAGGTATGGCACTCTCGGCGGTATTCGTTTTACATTGCCTTGTTATTATCGCCGTGTTATTGGCATAAAAAAGAACCCTTAACGCAAAACGTTAAAGGTTCCTAATTCCAGTCGTTAAAAACGAAAGGAAACCACACAACAATATTGTAATGTATCTATGTTTAATTGTCAAAAGAAAGGAAACCACACAAACATGTACAAGAAAATTTTTGACAGCAAAAACGCCACTCGTGAGGAATGGCTAAAAGTTCGCAAGTTAGGCCTCGGCGGTTCAGATATGGCCGCAGTATTAGGGCTAAGCCCTTGGCGCAGTCCTATCGACATATGGCTAGATAAAACGAGCGACACAGTAGAGGAAAAGGAAAGCGAGCCGATGTATTGGGGCAATGTTCTCGAGGAAGTAGTAGCGCAGGAATTCGCCAAACGTAGCGGGTACAAGGTACGCAATAACAATTTCACTCTACAAAGTGATGAATACCCTTATTTATTGGCTAACATTGACCGCGAAATCGTCGGCCTAGACGCTGGCCTTGAATGCAAGACAGCGAACGCATTCAAAGCTAATGAATGGGACGGTGACAATGTGCCAGACGCCTATTATATCCAATGCCAGCATTATATGGCTGTTACGGGCAAATCTAGCTGGTGGATAGCATGCCTCGTAGGTGGAAATACATTCTATTACAAAGAAATCAAACGCAATGAGGAAGTTATAGCTGCAATCATCGATACTGGGGCAGCATTCTGGGAATTGGTAAAAAATAAGACCATGCCAGCGCCAGACGATACGAAACAATGCGAAAACGCCCTTAAGAAACTCTATCAAAAGAGCAACGGCCAAAGCGTGGAACTACCTGCTAACTACGGGAACATGATTATCGATTATTTAGAAATCAAAAATCAACTATCCGAGTTAGAAACTAAAAAGCGTGGCATTGAAAACGTGATGAAAGATTTCTTAAAAGATAACGAAAAAGCCACATATGGCGAGCATTACGTTTCATGGAAATCTACAAAAGCGCGGGAAACATTTGACGCCAAAGCATTCAAGAATGACTATCCAGAATTACATAAACAATATATTAAAGTCGGCGAACCTAGCCGCAGAATGGACATTAAATAATGAAAACGCATGATTTGAGAAAGCTGCTCGAGGCTGTTCCTTATGATTTTGATGTAAAAGTGATAGCGGAATTCGGTGTTAAAGAAGCGACATTTTTAATGGTTGATTTTGAAAAGAAAGTATTAACTATAGGGGTGGTCTAATGGCAACTACAACAGGAATTGAACTAAAGAAAAATAATATCGTAGCTCAAGAAGAGGCTAAGACAGTAAAAGGCATGCTCGAAACACCAGCATTCAAAAAGAGATTTGAAGAAATGCTCGGCAAAAAGGCGGCTGGGTTTATTTCGAGTATTATCGCGGTAACAAATAGTAGTAATTACCTCATGAAAGCTGACCCCGCGACAGTTATCGGTGCAGCAGCACAGGCGGCCATGTTGGACTTGCCAATCAATCAATCTCTAGGCTTTGCGTATATCGTGCCTTATAAAGGGGCTGCACAATTCCAACTCGGATATAAGGGATATATCCAGCTAGCACAACGTACTAACAAGTATATTGACATGGGCTCAGCAACTGTATACGAGGGCGAGCTTGAAACAAAGAACCGCCTACTAGGTCAATTTGAGTTCGGTGAAAGAGTATCCGATAAGGTCATCGGTTATCTAGCTTATTTTAAGCTAAAAAACGGATTCGAGAAGTACTTATTTATGACAATCGATGAGGCTCAGAAACACGCTCAAAAGTACGCTCAAAACTATAAGGGCGGCACTGATAAATGGGGCGTTGCAGATTTTAACGTAATGGCCGAAAAGACCATTCTCAAACGCCTGCTATCAAAGTTTGGGCCTCTTAGCATTGAAGATGTTCATATGGCGCAAGCGGTTAGCAATGACGGGGCCGTGATTAGAATGAATGAAAACGGCGAACTTGACGCTACATTCGACGGTGAGACTATCGACGCAGAAATTGGCGATAATGAACCAACAGGCGAACCCGTTACAAATCATGATACCTATATCGTAGGTGGCGAGGTTATCAACGCGGAAACTGGCGAGGTAGTACATGATGACAAATAACGATAAAATGCTCGCTCAATTCGGCGCTGACTGGGTGAAGGTAAGGGATTTTATCGAATCATTAAGGGCGTTTTATATTTCTTACACGCCTACGTTTATGGTGCGAATAGAAAAGGAAACAGGTGTACCAGCCAATACAGTAAAAAGCATTTTAGACTACGCCCTACAGATTGGGCTATATGGCAAGACAATCGATAGAGATTATATCACGTTATTTCCTGTCAAATAGAAAGGAGCAACATGGCAGAACCTAAGCGATATTACTGGCTACGGCTGCATAAGGATTTCTTCCAAAAGAAAGAAATTAAGCGATTGCGGCGGGTAGCTGGTGGGGATACCTACACAATTATCTATCTCAAAATGTTATTAAGGTCAATCATTGACGGCGGGAAATTATACTTTGACGGCTATGAGGATACATTTGTTTCAGAGTTAGCGCTCGACATTGATGAAGATGAACAAAATGTTCAAATAACTGTAAATTATCTATTAAAAAATGGTTTATTAATTGAATGCGAAAATGACGAGTATTATCTACCAGAGGCAAACAACAATACAGGCTCAGAAACCGCTGCAGCCAGTAGAATGCGGAAACTTAGAGAAAAGTCAAAAGATTTAGAGTGTAACAATGTTACGCAATTATGTAACAATGTTACACCTATGTTACAAGAATGTTCGCCGACGTTACAAACCTGTTACGGAGAGATAGAGATAGAGATAGAGAAAGAGATAGACAATAGAGATATAGATATAGTTAGACACAGAGATAGAGATATTACTATATCTACAACTAGAGAGAATAAAGAAATCGAAAATTCTCAATCTCTTTCCCCTGTTTCAAATATTGATATTTATGATTTGTGGACGAACTCATTCGGGCTTATCTCCTCTTTTGTCAAAGGCAAACTTGACGACCTTATCGATGAATATGGCCTTGTCAATGTAGCGGACGCCGTACGCATAGCAAAAGAGAAAGGCAAATCCAGAATAGGATACGTTGAGGGAATTTTGAAAAATCAGAGGTTAGAAAATGGAACAAATGGATGTAGCGGCAGCAATCGAGCGGCTACGAGAAAAGACGAGCAAGTCAACTGGGAGCAAGAGGCGGCCAAGACCTACGGAAAAGATTGAGTTTTTTAAGCCAATCTATGACAAGCCGATTGTACTTAAAACTAACATCAATGAAACATACGCAGCTGCTGGCATTCCTAAACGTTACTACAACATGAGTTTTGACTGGCTTAAAGAAAATGGCGTATTTCAAAGTGATGATAAAGAGGCGTATGCCGTTGTTAAAGATTACAGGGATAATCTGGCGGAGTACATGAATACAGGAAAGGGCCTCATATTAAGGGGACCAGCTGGCACGGGTAAGACGTCCCTCGCTGTATGCATTTTGAAAGAGGTGATGAAGTTAAACACAGGGGTAATGATGATTTCCATGCCTAACCTGCTTGATACCATGCTCACCTTATCAAAGGGTGATAGAGTGGCGTACCTTGCCTATGAGCAAAAGTTGAAACACATTCCAATGTTGCTGCTTGATGATTTCGGGGCGGAATATTCCAAATCGGATTGGGTGGCGGCTAAAGTTGAAAGTATCATCATTGAACGATACAACAGCATGAGGCCGATTATCCTTACCACAAACTACAGCGACAAATGGACTAAAGACAATTACAGCGGCCGCATATATGACCGCTTACGCGGCGAGTATAAAGTCGCAGTATTCATGGGGCAGTCTCACAGATTAGAAAATTGATTTATTCGCCCTGTATGCTCATTTAAATTTCTCAAAGATAAAATACTCGCGAGAAATATTACACATGGCAAGACGTGGCGGAAATCGGCGCCAAATTAAAAATTAATGCAAAAGATATAGAGGTGATTACAACGAATGAAAATTTTAGATGCGTGTTGTGGCTCTAAAATGTTCTGGTTCGACAAAGAAAATGTAAACACTGTTTATATGGATAATCGAACAGTGGACACGACTTTATGCGACGGCAGGCGTTTGATTGTACGGCCAGATATAATAGAAGATTTTCGAAAAATGCCGTTTGAAAACGAAACTTTTTACCTAGTCATTTTTGACCCGCCTCATTTAGTAAATGCTGGAGATACGTCATTTTTAAGCCTAAAATATGGGACCTTAAAAAATACATGGCAGGAAGATATACGGCAAGGGCTTGCAGAATGTTGGCGAGTGTTAAAAACAAACGGGACTATGATTTTTAAATGGAATGAGCAGCAAGTATCTTTTTCAATGGTGAAAAAATTATTCCCTTGTGAGCCGCTTATCGGGCAGCGTAGAGGTAAAACAATCTGGCTTGTATTTTTTAAGAATTGATATAGAGGTGAAATCTTGGAAATTGTAATTCACGGCCAACCAAGGACGAAAAAGAACAGCAGCCGCATTGTTAAGAGGGGCAATATCACAAAACTCTTACCATCGGACGCATTTATTCGGTACGAAAAGGCGGCATTGTTGCAGCTGGCACATGTTGGCACTGTTCAAGGACCAATCTCAGTATGTTGCCGTTATTATTTACAAGACAGACGTGGCTGGCCCGATTTGGTTGGCCTATTACAAGCAACTTCCGACATATTGCAAGACGCTGGAATCATTGAGGACGATAAATATATCGTGAATTATGACGGCTCGGAAATCGTAGGGCTTGATAAGGACAATCCTAGAGTAGTGATTACAATTCATCAAATTACCGAATCAAGTATCTTATGCGATGAATATGCCAAGGCGAAAGCTAGAGAGTGCGACACCGCTCAACAGCCAAAACGCCGACAAGTTGCCAAGATAGGGGCTAAGGCTAAACCGAAAGCCCCTACCTCAATCTCATATATCGAATATCGAAAGTTAATGATGAAAGGAAACCACACACATGAACGAAACAGAGTACAGACTACGCCTAAAAGGCGGGATTGATATAGAGGCGGTTATAGCAGCTACATCGGAAAGCGACGCAATTGATAAAGCGGACGCCATTCAGGAGGCAATCAATAATCAAATCACGATTGATTGCGGTAATATCGCCAACGTGAAAGAAATTATCACAAATGAAATTACATTGAAATTCGTATGCGCAGAAATTGCGGATTAAGGGGGATATATGGGGTACATTAAGGCTAAATGCGGCAAGAATGGGAAATTTAAGTTAGAGATTGAATTTAAAAATTGCAATTTAATTGAATGCTTATCTTTTGCGAGAGCCGTAGCTGAGGAAACTTTAAATAACATAGCACAAGGAAATGAGCGGTTGTTTAACAATTACAAAAGGGCCCTCATCGGCGCCATAGATATGGCTGAGTTTAACAGTCATAAAAAACTAATTAAACGAGACGAATACGATGAAATTGAAAAAATGAAGATGAAAGGAGCCTAATTGTGTTAGTAGAAGATAGAAAACAATATTGCTGGGTTACACCCAACGGAATCGGCGGCCCAGAGGATAGCGTAGAGCAGGCAGTCAAAAGCTACCTAGAGTTACATAGACCAGATAACAATAATGATATTGTTATTGGAATCGGGCACCCTAGTTTTTACATTCCCGATATTGACGGGGATGCAGTAATCGAAAATGTTATAGAAATGCTGCCAGATGAAGTCTATGACACGGACGAGGATTATTTATATAACGTAGAACGTGAGCATGTAGACGAATTAAGTGAGGAACTAACAAAGGTATTTCGTGCATGGTGTAACCGCCACGGATACAACCATGGAGGCATATTCGTAGAGGATAGTAAGCCATATCATATTAAACGAGAAGAATATAAGGAGATAACACAATGAAAGGGTTATTATTAATAATTGGCGCTGTATTCGGGTTAATGGGAAAGGTTGCGAGCGTAGCGCTCGCAATCACTCTCATACTTTGGCTAATTGGGTTATTTGGAATTACTGGCGGCGATGTGTTAAGAGTACTATTTGCAGTAATTGGACTTTACACAACGTCGATAATGTTGTTTGTAATTGCCGAGGCAAAAAAATGACTGAACATGATATTCAAACAGTACTCGGAAAGCATTTATTTCGTAAAAAAATATGCATACCAAACGTGAGCATGTATTGCCCTGGTAGGACTGAATATGAAGCCGATTTCATATATTTTGATTTAAAAACACAATACCTAACAGAAGTCGAAATCAAAACAGATATTCATGATTTTAGGCGAGACTTTAAAAAGAAACGATACCATGATTGCAAGAACGTAAAGTACTTGTATTATGCAATGCCAAGAAGTTTGTATGAAGAAAATAGAAATGAGATAAATTTCTTCCTTAAAGATGCAGGATTAATTTTAATTGATGAAATTGATACTGATGATTTTAGAGACAATATATATAAATTTGGTGGATTTGCAAAACGTGCAAAGGCTAGAGATGATTGGTACGAGTTAAGTCCTACAGGATTAATGCATTATTTGCGAATTGGGTGTATGAAATGGGTGAATAGATAATGACAGCATGGTACAAAAAGCTTAGAGACCGTATTTTATTAAGCTACGATTTAAGCAGCTTAACCGACGCCAGCCATAAATGCACAGCGTATTACGATGACGGAAGAATTACAAAGCTAGAGTATCGAAAGTTGATGAAATGTATTGATAGGATAGTTTTGAAAGGCGGTAAATGCGAAAGAATTGGGTTGTAAAAGAGGAATAACATGTATAATCGCGATGAATTAATAAAAATCGGAATTGATGAAATTGTAATTTATACGGATTATAGATGGTTTGTAATAGTTGAATTTAAATGTATGGATAAGATAAGCCCAGATAATTTTCAAAAAGCTTTGCGGTACGTTCGAGAGATTACAAAAGGCGAGCCTTGTAACGAAATATATGTAAGAGCCAATGTATTAATTGATAGGAAATGAGGCGACAGTATGACAAAGAAAGAATTCACAGACTATTTATTTAAAATTATGTACGAATTGGGGTATAGAAAAGCCGAAGTTGCAAAAGGCGGAGTATTTTTTTATAAGTGCGACACGCTTATGACTGTATGGACGCCGAGAGTGCCGACAGAATGCACATGTTTCCCTGATAAATGGCAATGTATTGATATTGGTGAGTTTCTTGGCATTGTTGACTGGGAAAGCGTTGAGGTGGATACGCCTATATTTGTCAGAATGAGAAGTAAAGATTTATGGACGCGCAGGTATTTCGCAAAATACGAAAATGGAAAAGTGTATGCGTGGGTTAATGGTCGAACATCGTGGAGTAATTACGCTTTTGATGAGCCGAGTTGTTGGGAATATGCAAAATTGGTAGGTGGCATGGAATGAATAAATACTTGGTTACATTCGAGAGTGGCAACTATGAATGGACAAAAGAAGATGAAATCAAAGGCATAGCGGCCGCTAAGTGTATAGGCGTACAAAAGGCAAAAGAGCAAAATAAAGATATATTTTACCTAGTTGAATGTACGCAGTGGTGGCCTAGCGCATATGGCTGGGCTGGTGAATTAGTCAAAGCGCTTAAAGATGAATGTGAGATTTTAGCATGCGATGATGACGTGATGCGTAATGTATCAAAGACCGAAACTGACGAATTGCGTCAAGGCGTGGAAAAGTTGGTTAAGCAGTGGCTAATAAGAAACAAACGTATCCCAAAATGTGCATATTATGGAGAGGAAACAGCATATAAGGTAGTCAACGGAAAGGCGGTAAGAGTTGGATAAAGAGACGCTTAACGAGATGCTTGACGAGATAATGGAAAAAGTATTCGATATTGCCATGTTGATTATAGGGGTGGCGTTTTGCACAACTCTTCTCATGATTGGTATATTTGTAGTAGCAGTACTTTCGCAATTGGCAAAGGGGTAGCATATGGAACATCAAAGGACTTTCACAGAGGGGGAAGTAGAGGCAATCGTCAAAATAGCTGCAGAGACAGCAGCACAAACGGCGATTTCTGAATTTAACAGACACAATGAAGATATGCTTGCTAAAAAGAACGAACGAGCCTATAAGAACACTACAACGCTGCTCGAGGGATACACGGCTATGAAAGCACATTGTAAAAGTGCTATCGCTAAAAGCGAGGATACATTGACGCCGAGCGATTTACAAACAGTACTATATGAAGTATTCAACCGCCGCGGACTACTGCAAATTGAGGCGATTCTTGCCAGTAAGCGGCGCACCGAATTGATTATTGAACACATTGATAGAATGCTAGTATCGTATAGCGAATATTGCGCAAACAGCGGTAAGCATTATTGTGAATGTGTGATTGACCGCTACATTAACGATATGACAATCGGTGAAATAGCCGAGAAACATAATACAGTAGAGCGGAATATATACAGGTGGCTCGAAAAAGGAATAGACGACCTTTCAATATACCTGTTTGGTGCTTACGCACTATAAAAATTGTCAAAAAGTTGTCATATTCAGTGCAATATAGCAATGGTATAATGTTAGTGGTGAATGGTGTTGTAAAAGATTTTACGATTCGTTTATCCTCCTTTCAAACTACACTAAAATATAACGGCAAAAGCACCTCGGACGAGTAACAGGGAACTCGGCGGGGTGCTTTTGTTATTCATAGAAACGAGGTGAGACTATGGCGACTAAGACGAAGAAAGCAGAACCAAAGGAAAAGCGTAGAGTAGGGCGTACGCCTAAATATGAGCAATGGCTTGAGCCAGATAATTTGATTAAGCTAGAGGGTTGGGCGCGTAATGGCCTCACCGATGAACAAATAGCCAATAATATCGGTATTAATCGAACTACTTTGTACGCGTGGAAAGCAAAATATACCGACTTTTCAAACGCATTAAAAAGAGGCAAGGAAGTTATTGACATCATGGTTGAGAACGCCTTGCTTAAAAGTGCTATGGGTTATTCTTATGATGAAGTTACACAAATTGGAATGGAAGATAGAAAAACAGGAGAGAAAATATTAGTTCCTGTTAAGGTTGTTACTAAACACGTACAACCAAACTCTACATCTCTAATATTCTGGCTTAAAAATAGAAAGCCAGAGGCGTGGAGAGATACAAAGAATATTGACGCAGCCGTTGAGGTTAAAAACCCGTTTGACGGAATCGATACGGCTGACATTAAGAAGCTCATAGGCGATGACTAAACTCGATATACACGCATGAAAGGTGGTGAGGATATGCAAATTCGAGATAAGAAAGAAACGATCATAGAACTAGCAAAAAGAGAACTCGCACGGCGCGAGTTTTTTTATTATTGCCAACTAAAAACGGGTAATTTTTACAAGAAAAGCAGAAAATACCTAGTCAATCTATGCAATGAGTTAGAGCATTTTATCAAGAATGATGAATATAACGTTCTTATCATGAATTTGCCCCCGTAGCCTCGACATGGTAAGAGTTTAACGGCGCAACACCTTACGCAGTGGTGGCTTGGAAATAATCCAGCCGCCAAGATAATGACTGGTTCATACAACGAGACATTATCTAAAATGTTTAGTAAATCGGTAAGAAACGCAATTCAAGAGAATAAGGCCGATGATGATATTATCGTGTTTAGCGATGTATTCCCTAGTGTTCATGTAGCAGTAGGCGACGCACAGGCTCATCTATGGAGTTTAGAGGGATACACAAATTCATATCTAGCTACATCGCCAACAGGTACCGCGACAGGGTTCGGCTGTTCCTTGATGATTATTGACGATATTATCAAGAACAGCGAAGAGGCCTATAATGCAAGTGTGAAAGAGAAACATTGGGAGTGGTTTACGAATACAATGCTTTCACGTTTGGAAGAGGGCGGCAAGATTATAATCATCATGACGCGCTGGGCAAGTGATGACCTAGCAGGGAGAGCCATTGAACACTTTAAAGATGACCCGTTATTTAAGGCGAAAGTCATTACAATGAAAGCCTTACAAGATGACGGCTCAATGCTATGCGAAGAGGTATTGTCTAAGGCCTCATATATGTCAAAGGTTCGCGCTATGGGCGAAGATATAGCAAGCGCCAACTATCAGCAAATACCGATTGACCTCAAAGGGTGCTTGTACACGAATATCCTCACATATGACACATTGCCAAGAGATACAAAAGGCAATGTGTTATTTTCTTGCATTAAAAACTACACAGATACCGCTGATACTGGCAGCGACTACCTAGCAAGTATCACCTACGGCGTATATGAGGGAGAGGCGTATATCCTTGATGTAGTCTATACAAAGGACGCTATGGAAACAACAGAACCAGAGGTAGCGGACATGCTACATAGAAACGGCGTGAATGTGGCTGATATAGAAAGTAATAACGGCGGCCGAGGGTTTGGCCGTAACGTTCAAAGTATACTCAAACAGAAATACAATTCTAATAAGTGCGTGATTAATATGTTTCATCAAAGCGGCAACAAAATAGCCCGCATTCAGTCTAATGCTACATGGGTTATGAATCATGTGTATATGCCCAAGAATTGGCGTGATAGGTGGCCTCAGTTGGCTGCTGACATTACAAGATACCAACGAGAGGGCAAGAACGCACACGATGACGCACCCGACGCACTCACAGGGATAGCGGAGAAGATTAACGCGCCACAGGTTAGAAGTGGACGCATTAACATATATTAGAAAGGGGAATACATGGCAACTATTTATTCTAATCCTCGAACAGATGAATATGAGATACTGCATGACGCCTATTATGGCAGCGGTATGTTCGCCAGCGGTGCAGCAATCACACCACACAGACGAGAGGGAACTGATTCGATTAATTTTAGGCGCCAAATTGCATATTATCTAAACTATACAGGGCCTATCCTCAATGCGAGCGTAGACCCTATTTTCAAAGATGAAATCAAGCGAGAATATAGCAATTCTGTATTATTTGATGAATTCATCAACGATGTAGACCGAGAGGGTACATCGTTACAGGAATTCACTCGTCAAAATGCAACGCTTGCGAAACTCTACGGCGTGATATACATCATAGTTGATAATGTAACGGAATTCGGTAACTCATTGGCTGACACGTTGGCTAATCGTTCTATGCCATACCTAACAGCGGTAGAGCCTAAGAATGTAATGAATTTCACATTCGATGATAATGGCCGATTATCTGTATTTACCTATGCGACATACTTGGCAAATGCGGACGGCACAGTCAAAACGCATTACCATACTTGGACGCCTACCTCATGGAGCATCAAAGACGGCGATGGCAAGACGATTGGCGAGGGCGAGCATAATATCGGGCGTATTCCTATTGTGCAGTGGTTTGGCCGTGCTGCTCGTAAGCGGGATATATTACCACCGCCCGAGTATTTGAGTATCGCCAAAACGAATGCACATGTTTATAACCTATGTTCATTATTGTCTCAAATCCTTTATAATCAAACATTCTCAATCTTAACCATGCCAGTAGATAGCAACGGCCTTTCAGATGTAACAATCGGAACGGATAACCTGCTCACATACCCTCATGATTCAGCGAGGGCGCCCGAATTTATCGCACCAGATAAGGGACCAGCTGAGGTGCTTATGGCTCAAATCGATAAGCTAATCAATGAAATGTATCGTATGAGTGGTATTGATTCAGTAATTGGAGTGCAGCAAGCTAAGAGTGGCGTTGCTAAACAATGGGACTTTGAGCGTACTAATCAGCGACTTTCTGATTTTGCGGTACAATGCGAAAACGCAGAATATGACATTATCGCGTTATATAAACTATGGAGCGGTGATAATATCGAGTATTCTTGTGAATATCCTCGAGATTTCAAAGTAAACGATGTGACGGAAAGCCTAACACAGGCGCAACAGGCGAAAGACCTTGAATTTAATTCTGATACATTCGACAGTGAAATCTTGAAAAAAGTGATTGACGCTTACATGCCTAATCTTGAAAAAGAGGTTAAAGACGAAATCATCAACGAGGCGCAGCAAGCAGCCGATGAGGCACGTCAAAATAAAGCGTTTGATGAGTTAGATAGCGGCGCACCGCATGACGATGATGAGGGCGTAGACGATGAAGAAAACGGCAACGGCGAAAACGATTGACGAGGCACTCGAGCAATTTGAACGTATGATAAAGGAACTTATAGACCTTGGCTATTCGCCCGATATGGCGGTTAGAGTGGCCTATAAGTCTTATCCTATTATGAAATTGCTAGAGGCGCCTCTTACGGCTGATATGGTACAGAATTTCAATAATGCATATCATGGCGTACTGGTTGCCAATCGTGCAGCGGGCCATATGCCTTTTAATTACTCTACACAGTCAATTAGCGAGGCTATGCAAGAGGCTTGGACGAGCGACGGACTAACCCTATCAACGCGACTGCACAACAATGCGGCCAAGATACAACGAGATACGGCGGAAGTGATTCGGCAATCATTGAAACGTGGTAAATCAATCAAGCAAATGGCAAGAGCCATATTTGAGGGCTACGGAAACGGCGGAACAATTCAAAAGGATAAGCTACCGAAATATATCGAAATGGTTAGAGGGCTAAAATGGCCTAACTATTTGAATGATGATGAAGTAGCTCAATTCAAGCATGTGCTACGCCAAACAGAAAGACAGGTTCGGCAGAATACAACGCCGAGCCTACGCGCTGCATATACTGGATTGATAAAAGCCGTTGACGAGGCGAGCGCGATTGACCTATCAAAATCGGTAAACGTAGCCGTGCAAGAAAAAGCACGATACAACGCCGAGCGGATAGCACGCACAGAGGCGGCGAGAGCATACGCAGACGGGCAAATGCTACGTTATAATAACGATGATGATGTAGTGGCCTTGAAGTGGCAGCTAAACAGTCGCCACCCTGTATGTGATATATGCGACGTGTATGCAAATGCTGATTTCTACGGGTTAGGTAAAGGGATATATCCAAAGGATAAATTTCCAACGTTACCCGCTCATCCTCACTGTTTATGCAAGATTGCCCCTGTTTATGATTTTGAGGTTGATATACATCAAGCAAAAGAAAACATCGAAGAGGGCGGAAAGCGATACATTAATTCATTGTCTAAAGTCAATCAAGAGCGCATTCTTGGCGTTCACGGCAGGCGTGTTGTTAGTGGCGGTAAAGAATCATGGACAGAACGAGCGCGCGGGTGGAGTGGTGATATATTTGAGGCTAGACGACCGAAATCGTTATATGAAGCATTCAGCAATATTGATTCGCTCACAATTGAGGATGATAAAATCACAAAATACTGTTTAAACAAAGAACATAAGCAAGGCGGCCCAAAGGCCGTAGCTTTTGAAAAGTATTTAGGATATAATTTAAGTAGGGCAAAGGAATTTGAACAGTTTTTAAGGAAATCAGTTATTGATTCTAAAATCACTGAAAAGGGAGTTAATAAACATGGCACGCGATACGAATTAACCAAATATGTTGATTCGCTAAAAGGCGGACGCATTAAGTTGGTTATGGCGTGGCAAATTGATACAGGTTCAAAAATTCCTAGGCTTATTAGTACTTATGTAAAACCTGAGGATAAGATTAAATGAAAGAGCTTGATGTTGTTAAACTTAAAAATGGTGAAGAAGTAACACTCTTACACTTTTATAAAGACGGCTGTATTCAAGTCGAAAATGCCGATTCGAATATTTATGAAATCAAAACATCCGATATTCTTAAAGTGATTGAAGAGAGTTAAAGCGCTTACTATGTTGTAGGCGCTTTTTTTATTGCTAAAATTAAATAATTGTTTTTACAGGCTCACACTGGCGAAGGTGTGGGCCTTTTATATTGCCATTAAGTAGCAGGAGGCGAAAGGTGGCGCATTCATGTTGAAAAGGAGATAGATACATGACTTTAGCAGAATTGTACGCAAAATTGGGAGAAATTGAGGGCGGTAAAGACCTAGTTGCGGGTTTTAAATCTGAGATTTCCAAAATCAATGACGTGGCAAAAACGGAACGCCTAAAACTTGAAAACAAAATTACTGAATTAACAACGGCGCGCGACGAGTTAAAAGGTAAAGTTGACGAGTACGAGGCGAACAAAGGGCAAAAAACGCCCGAAATCATTGCACTTGAAAAGCAAATTAAAGGCCTTACAGACAAATACGAGGCAGCAGAAAAGGCTCGACAAGCTGAAATCCAAAAGCGTACCGATTCAGAAATTAGCGCCCAAACTATTGCGGCACTAACAAAGGCAAATTGTACAGACGCCCAAACATTCAGCAAGCTCATCGCTGGACAAATTAGTGTGCAAGAGGACGGCTCGTATGGCTGGAAGAAAGACGACGGCACTATCGGAACTATTGAAGAGTGTGCGACGGCGTTCCTTGCTGATAAGCCTTATGCTGTTAAACCTGCACAAAATGGCGGCAGCGGTGCAGGCGCTGGCAATGCAACAGGCGGAAACACACAACTTGCCGAAATGTTCAAAATCGCGGGCATTAAACCGCCAAGCGAAAATAATTGATTTACTCAAAGAAAAGAGGTAAAACATGGCAATTAATACTTTACAAATGGCTCAAAACTTTCAAACCTTGCTAGACCAACAAATGGTAGTAGGTGCAACATCTGGCTTTATGGAAGTAAACGCTGGCCAAATTAAATATAACGGCGGCGATACCGTAAAAATTCCTACTTTATCCGTTGACGGCTTAGCGAATTATGACCGTGATAATGGTTATAATCGTGGCGGTGTATCTTTGAAATTTGAAGATTTCAAACTCACACAAGACCGCGGTCGTAAATTCTTGCTTGATTCTATGGATGTAGATGAAACAAACTTCCTAGCAACAGGTACAAATGTTATGACTGCATTCCAAAGGGAACAAGTAATTCCAGAAGTTGATGCTTATCGTTATTCCAAAGTGGCTGCATATGCAACTCGTGAAAGTCGCAAAACAGACGCATTTACGCCAGATGATACGAATATCATCAAACAATTAAACAAGGAAGTTATGGAAATCGAGGACTTAATCGGCGAAACTGGCGACCTTGTAATTGTAATGAGTGCGCGCGTTCAAAGTGTTTTGAACGAGGCAGCAGGTAAAAAAGGCTTGCTCGATGTAGCTAACTTTACACATGGCGCATACAATACACGCGTTCGCACTTACAATGAAATTCCTATTATTGGCGTGCCTAGTGCTCGTATGAAATCTCAATATGTTTTCAATGACGGCACAACTAGCGGCCAAGAAAAAGGCGGATTTAAAGCAGATACAGGCGCGAAATCTATCAACTGGATTATTATGAGCCGTGCGGCAGCTATTGCAGTATCTAAAACTGACAATATGCGTATTTTTGACCCTAACACTACACAGCAGGCAAATGCTTGGTCTATTGATTATCGTAAATTCCACGATGTATGGGTTCCAAAAAATCGCTTGGCTAGTGTATGGGCTAACTTTGGCGCTTAATTAACGGGGGTACATCATGGAGAAATACAGACTTGTACGAATGAATGTAGTCAAATACACAGATGATGAATTCATTCTTGAACAATTGCTTGATGAGGGCTTTACATTAGAGCCTGCATTTGAGCCAGACAAAGAACCAACAGACGGCGCGGACGGCGTAGACGATAAAGAGCCAGACGAAGAACCAACAGACGGCGCGAAAAAGTCTACAAAATCCAGTAAGAAATAATCATGAATGCGCGAGAAATCTTTGAAAGAAGATTGAGGCAAGCGGTAAAAGCTAGCGCTAGAGAGGTACAGACGGCGGCACAAAATAACCATAAATTCACATCTCATACAGGACAACTCGAGAGGGCTATTGATGTGCGCATGATTGGCGATAAGACAGCAGAGGTATATATCGACAATCAAGCAGCATATTATGGCCCGTTCGTGCATGAGGGAACTAAGCCGCATGACATTTTTCCGAAGAATAAAAAGGCGTTGCGCTGGGTTCCAATCGGTGGTAATGGGTTTGTATTCGCTAAACGTGTGCATCACAGAGGCACAAAGGCCGACCCGTTCTTATACGAGGCACTAGACCATAGTCGCGACGAAATTCGTGATATATTCTCGAAAGCGGTTGATGTATCTCTCAATGATGTGGCTCGAGATATTGAGTTAAGCACTAACCGCACGCATTTAGAAATTAAACTGTAAGGGGTTTGATATATGTTATACGAATTTCAAGAGATGACATTTAATGATGAGCTACTAGGCCCTAATGTGCTGGAAACAACGTTGACAAAAGCCGAGCAATGGCTGTATGTGCTAGCTAAACGGCTAGGCGTGCAAGAGCGCGATGTAATTCGTTCATTTGTTGCTGATGAACTTGTAACGCTATACTGCTATCGAGAGACATGCATGAATAAAGCAGCCTCATTGATAGGCCAGTACAGTCGCAACGGCCAAGACGATGATTATTATTCTAAGAAATTGACATATATCAATGCTAGAATAGCGGTTTTAGAAAACCAAATCACGGCGGAGCAACTAACAGGGCAGCCAGCGAAGTATGCGGGATATAGATGTATCCCGCTTTATCGAGGTGGTTAATATGTGGCTTGAATTATTGAATAAAATTAAATACACAATCGAGAAAGCTGGGTTTGACGGAAAAGTCGAACTCGGCTTTTTAAATCCTAAAAATGCTGGCGTCGATACGCTTGGCATGGTAATGCTAGGCCGTGGCGAATGTACGCCGATAGACGATAAAGTGCATAACATGCTGAAACAAGAGTTTTATGTTGAAGTATGGACTAAATCAGATAGTCACGAATTTAGTGCATCCTATGCACAAATATCTGAACTCGAAAGCAAAATAGAGACAATCTTGATTGCGTTTCGTGAGGCGTGTGGCGCGCTTAATGAAGAATATTGTGTATTACAAAATAGCGGGTACCAAGTTGTTGATATTCGCTGCACCAACAAAACAGATGACAATGATAGTATGAGGCCGTTTATCGGTACTCAATACAGATTCGAGGCTCGTTTGTATGACTTAAACAATGATACTAAAGGGGGTATTTATTAATGGCTGAAACAAAACTATATAAACCAATAGCGGTAGATATGCCAACGGCTGGCAAGAACTACCTTTTATATTTAAACGTTGGCACAGATGAAAAAGCTGGCGCTAAATGGCTATTATTAGGCGGCCAACGTAGCGGCGACCTTTCTCGTAAAGCTGATAGCATTGACGCCTCTCATAAAGGTTCTGGCGGTTGGAAATCTACTATCGCAGGTCTTAAAGAATGGTCTTTCTCTCTTGAAACATTGCTTATGCCTAAAGAAGAAAGTTTAAAACTATTAGAAAAAGCATTCCTTGACGGCGACAATGTAATGATTAAATTCGAGTACCCAGATAAACGTTATTTCACTGGTATAGCCAGCGTAACAGAATTATCTATCAATACGCCTCATGACGGCGTGGCGACTTATAAAGGGTCCTTGAATGGCGTCGGTCCTTTATCCGAATTACAAGACGCACCAGCAGGTAGCCCAGCGGTTGGCGTTTAATTCAATAGAATAATCCTACTTTTTTAGCGCTAAACAATAGGAGAGTTATTTATGAAAACAGTTACATGTAATTTATTTAGAGACGGCGATTATATTATGTTCAACATTCAGCGCCTCATGGAATTAGAGGCGGCAGTAGGCAAACCTATTGGGGAACTTTTACAAATGCCGACATGGCCTATTAATAGTATTGTTTCTGGTTACGCTATCGGAATGAAACACCATAAGCGGAACCCTCAGCAATACTTTGAATTGATTGACGATTTACTTTCTAAGGAAGATAGCGATGTAAGCTTGTTGACACTGCAAGCGCCATTGATGAAAGCGATTGTTGCGAGCGGAGCATACGGCATGAAAATGTATTATAAAATGTTCCCCGATGAACTTACAAAAGCCGATAAATTGGCAATCGAGGAAGAGGCCGAACAATTAAAAAACTAGACGGGGGCCAACGCGCCCCCTCTTTTTCTTTATGGCTGAGAAATGCCGAAGAAATTGCGTATAGCGTACTCGAGTTAAAACCTTGGGAATTAATGCGATTACAGCCTATTGAGTATAGGAAACTCGTACAGGGCTATGAACGACGTTGCAAAATCCAAGACCAGAATAGAGCGTTCTGGGTAACAAACATCATGAACACGCAATTATCAAAAGCAATTGAGCCGAAAAAATTTATAGATATTTTATATCCGCCTACAGACGCACAAAAGCGCCAAGATGAGGCGGATTTTATTCGTGAATTTAGAGAGGCAGGGGGTGAAATATAGACAATGGCAGATAGTAATATCAATGTACGAATTAGTGCGGACAGTACAGAGGCACAGGCGGCCATAAATAAGGTTTCAAATAAGCTAAGTACTGACATACCGAAAGGCGTATCAGAGGCAAGCGGTAAGGTAGCAAAAGAGGCGGCCAGTATTCGCGATGAAATCAAATCCATAATGGGCCAAGTCAATAAGGGCTTGCAATTCGCTGGCGCTGTTACTGGCATTAGTTTGGCCGCGACAGCCGTAAAGGACGTGGCAACGGCAGCAGCACAGACCGCCGACCAATTAACCAGCGTACGCTCACGAATTAACCTTATTAATGACGGCACACAAACCACGGCCGAAATTATGGATAAGGTATTCGACGCTGCACAGCGCTCCCGTGGTAGCTATGTAGATATGGCTGACAGTGTAGCCAAGCTTAACATGCTAGCGAAAGACGCATTCAGCTCGAATGATGAGGCAATTATGTTTGTTGAGCAGTTGAACAAACAATTCAAAGTCTCGGGCGCCAGCATTGAAGAATCAAGCGCGGCGATGTATCAATTGACGCAAGCAATGGCAGCGGGGAAATTGCAGGGCGATGAATTCCATTCCATTATGGAAAATGCGCCAATGCTCGCCCAATCTATTGCGCAAGAAATGGGCCTTACTGTAGGTCAATTAAAAGATATGTCATCACAAGGGTTGATTACAGCCGACATCATCAAAGAGGCATTATTCAATAGTGCTGAGGAAACAAATGCAAAATTTGCTGAAATTCCGATGACGTTCGCAGAAATGGGGCAGTCTATCCAGAATGAAATGTTATTAGCCTTTCAGCCTGTACTTGAACAGCTTTCAGCTATTCCTCAAAATGGCGACTTTCAAGCGTTCGTTCAAGGCGTTGGCGTTGCAATTCGTACTATGGCAGTTACAGCCTCGGCCTCGATTAGCATCATAGGCGCTGCATTTAACGGGCTGAAAGCGATTATTACAGTCATAAGCCAAACGATACGCAGCTTTACAAGCTTATTTATCACTACCATGCCAAGGGTTAGCGCAGCCGTATTGGCCGTTGTTGTAGCGTTTACTACATATAGGGCAGCTATGGCATTATGCGGTACTCAGACGGCAGCATTGACTGTTAAAACAGTAGCATTGAAAACGGCACAATTAGCCTCAGCAGTAGCGACTAGAGCCTACGGCGTGGCAATGACGGCGGTCAGAGTGGCAATTCAAGGCACTATATTGACAGTTGGGGCGCTAACAATGGGGACTACTGTATTAAAATCCTTATTCTTGGCATTGCGTGGCAGTACACTAGCGGCAGCTACGGCGCAGCGGGTGCTTAATTTGGTAATGAGAGCCAATCCAATCGGCTTATTAGTATCAATTCTTATGACATTGATTACTGTATTCGCAACGGCAGCAGCCGCCTCTAATGGGTTCGGTAATACATTAAGCTCGGTATTCTCTACTATCGTTCATACTGCAGTTTGGGGTGTGAATAAGATTATCGAGGGGCTTAATTGGTTAATTGCAAAACTAAACAGCGTAGGCGACAAGGTTGCTAAATTCTTTGGTACTACATTTACCGCAATACAACAGGTTGACACTATCAGCGCTGACACGGCACAAGATATTGTCAATACTGGTGTTAGTATGGCCTCGCAAATCACTGAGGGCTTATCTGGCGGCGGAGCCGCTGATATTGGCGCTGGCGGTGGTGGCGGCGGTGGTGCTGATTATGACACTGGCGGCGGTAGCGGTGGCGGTAGTGGCGGCGCTGGCGGTGGTGGTTCGAGCAAACAAGACGAACTCGTCAAAGAGGCTAAACAAACGCATGAAAAAATACTGCAATCTTACCTTGAAATGTTAGGGGACAAGCAAGGACTTGTACAACTTGAATACAAGCAAGAACTTGAGGAACTCGACAAATCGAAAGCCGCAAATGTCAATTATAATGAGGATTTAGCCAACTTAGAGGCTATCTATTCAGATAAACGCGCTAAAGCCAAGCAGGAAGAGGCTCAAAAGCTACTAGAAATTGAGCAATCTGTACGAGATTATGTAAAAGATTTCAATTTCAACATAGCGCCTAAGGATTCCACTGGTAGCGTATCCCCTATGACGCAGTTGAAACATGATTATATGGATGCTATTGATGAAATCACAGATAAGTATGCAGAAATGCAAGATAAATTTGTGAAGTTAGACCCTAAAGGACAGCAAGCATACATAGCCGAATTAAAAGCTCGTGGCGTTGCGTTTGAACAAACAACAGACGGTATGATTTCTTTTGAAACAATGAAGAATGAGGAGATTCTTGCTAAACAACAAGAATTTAATGCTAAATCTGCACAGTTACAACGAGAGCTACAAGAGGAAAAATGGGCTATTGATGAGGCTATGCGGACGCAGAATTTCGAGGCGTTGCAGCAAGCACTAGACGATGAATATGTAGCTACTCAACAAAGCTATGACCTTAAGAAAGAACTACTTACAGAATATCAAGACGCAGTAATGAACAGCCATTTCAACAGCCAACAGTTAATATGGGATGCTGCAAGTGCTGGTATTGATAAATTGCAAGAGGGCATTTCTGGACTATTGCAAGGCACTATGACGATTACGCAGGCTTTTCAAAATATGGGTAAAGCAATACTCAAAACAATCGCCGATAGTTTGGCTCAATGGGTAGCGGCACAAGTTAAGCAGGCCGTTCTTGGCAAAATGCTACAGTCGCAACAAACAGCGGCCAGCATTGCAGCGGCACAAGCTCAACTCCCTGCATGGTCTCAACTAGCTCAACAGGTTAGTATGGCAACGTTTGGCGCTAGTGCGGCGGCTGGGTTAGCTGCTTGGAGCAGTAGCACGGCGGCAGGTATAGCACAAGCCACCGCATTGAGTAACGTCGGCAATTTAGGCGGTTCGCTCAAAGGTGGTGGCAATTTTAGCTCTATGTTTAGCGCAAAAAGCATGCCAAAATTGGCCGAGGGTGGTCTTACCTATGGCGCTACACTTGCGCAAATTGGCGAGGGCAAATATGAAGAGGCTATTCTTCCTTTATCTGATACAGTATTCGACCGATTAGGCGACGGAATCAACCGCGCGAATGGTGGTGCAGGTACTGGCGGCGCTACTATCAATATTAATGCGATTGACGCCGAAAGCTTTGGCGGGTTCCTTGAAAGTCGAGGCGGTAGGGCTTTACGTCAATTCCTTGTGAATCAAGACAGGGAATTCATAGCAACAGCGGGGACGTGGTAGCATGGCAGATTTATTGAAATTCCCTAAGATTATTTCATTGGGGTGGAAATCTCAAAAAATACAAAAATGGGATACTAAAATCAAGACAACTGGCTCGGGCAAGGTGCGGACCATGACAACGTGGAAATATCCGCAATATACGATTTCGACAGATTTCGAGGTACTAAAGCCAGCGGAATATAAGGAACTCATGGGGTTCTATTCCAAGACAAAGGGCGGTACAATTCCTTTCTTGTGGTTAGACCCCGAGGACAATCAAGAAAAGGGCATACAACTCGGCACAGGCTCAGAGGGCTCATGGCAAGCCGTGAGAAAATTCGGCGATTTCCTCGAGCCTGTTTATCACGTTGAGGATTTGAAACTATACGCCAATGGTACGCCGATTCGTGCAGTTAGTGATAAAGGCATTATAAAGTTGGCGCAAGGCGAGACAGTAGCACCGAACGCAGTTATAACCGCAGATTATACATACTATTGGTTAGTGCGGTTTAGCGGTGATATGACAGCCGAGTATATTTTTACCGATGTTTACAAATCGAAAACATTCAAATTAGTAACAACTCGATAAGGGGGCAATTATGAAAGCAGTGAACGAGGCGCTAAGGCAGCACCTAAACAATGATAAGTATTTCGTAAGTTGCGACCTCTACGAGTTGCGACTACGTAGCGGCGTCTCTTACTATTGGGCCGATTCAGACGCGGACGTTTCTTATAACGGCCAAGTCTATAAGAGTAATGGGCCTATTATTGTAAGGGATAAGATAACCACAAACAGCACTGTAAGCGTTGATAAAATGACTGTTAGCATTTCGACGAATGAACAGGATACAATAGGCGGCGTCCCTATTATGGCGGTGGCTCATAATGGTGGATTTGACGGCGCCGAGATGACGCTACGCCGAGCGTTCTTTGACGATAGCTATAAAATCATCGGTGTAGTTGGTTTATTTACTGGCTTATGTGAGGTTACGCAAGGCGGCGGCCTCACATTAAAGCTAAATGTAAAATCAATCGTGCAAAAGCTCAATATCGAGTATCCTAACCGCCGATATTATCCTCAATGCCCTTTCAGCGTGTACTCTAAGGAGTGCGGTGTTGATATTAAGCGGTTCCGTAAGAGTGGCAAGGTTACAGGCCTAGGCAGCGGCGCCAATTCGATAAGAATAGATATTCCATTCGAGAATGGCTATTACACGGCTGGCGGTATAGATTGGCTCACTGGCCCAATGGCGGGGCAATCGACACAGATATTACAAAGCAATGACGGCGTAATTCTGTACATGAGCGCCCTTGAAGTAAGCCCAAGAGTTGGCGACCAATTCTATATATATGCGGGTTGCAATAAGACCCCTACAGAGTGCAAGAATAAATTCAATAATTGGGATAGAAACAGGGCGACGCCTTACGTTCCGTTAAAGGAGAGCATACGATGACAGATATTAATGAATTAACAACAGGCGAGAAAATCGCCAATGCGGCCGTTAAATGGTTAGGTACGCCGTATGTCAATAATTCAATGGTTAAAGGCGTAGGCGTTGACTGTTCTTATTTGCTCGTTGCGGCAGTTGTTGATAGCGGCGTAATGAAACGCGACAGAATTGACATAGAAGATTATTCAAACGAGTGGCACCTGCACCATTCCGAGGAAAAATACCTCAAGTATGTGCAGCAAGTAGCCGATGAGGTGAAAGAGGGCGCACCGCTTGAAATAGGCGACTTCCTACTATATCAATATGGCCGATGTATTTCACACGGCGTTATTTATATAGGGAAAGGCCTTGTAATTCATTCCTTTGTTGATTATGGCGTAATCATCTCGAAACTTGATGATGTACTATTTTTTGATAAAAAAGGCCGCTCACGATTGAGAGCGGTGTACCGATACAGAGAGGAGCGTGAATAATGGGCTTTCTATTTCATAGAGGGAAAAATACTACAACCCGCGCCGACATGATAGCAGATTTCCAAATCAACACCGCCTCTTATGGTGAGGTGGTTCCCGAAATATTGGGGACTACTCGGGTTAGTGGTAACATCATCGACTATGAGGATTTCACAGCACACGAACACAGTAGCACCACTCGAACAGGTAAGGGCGGCGGTTCATCGCATACTGAAATTACTTACACATATACAGTGGCGGCAGCCATTGCATTATGTGAGGGGCCTATCGCTGGCGTTGGCAAGGTGTGGCGAGATAAGGAAATATATACTTATCCTAGTGAAAAAATCGAACTTACCTTATTCAATGGTGAGCAAGGTCAAGCGCCTTGGCCTTACATGGTATCTAAGCATCCAGACAAAGCACTACCATATAGCGGATTGGCTTACATGGCTGGCGTGGTTGATTTGGGCGAGCGTGGCAGCTTGCCACAATACAACTTTGAAATTATGGGTAAACTCAGAGATACAGGCGACGGCGTAGACGTCAATCCAGCCGACTATATCGAGCATGTACTACAATCAGTTGGGGCCGATGTGCAAATCGAGGGCATTGAGAACTATCGGGCCTATTGTAGAGCGGCCGATATATTAATCAGCACACCGCCCGAGCAAAAGAGCGCCAAGGCTCAAAGTATTATCAACGATATAGCCGAGATTACTAACAGCCTTGTATTTTGGAGTACCGACCGCCTAAAAATCGTACCTTTGGCCGATAAGCCTGTAGGCGATTGGACGCCAGAAAATCAAATTCAATATGACCTCACGGCCGATGATTTTATCGCAGGCACAGACGGCCAACTTATTCTATACAAGCGCAAGGATACAAGTGAGGCCTACAATGAGGCGACAGTCGAATTCATTAACCGCGCCAATAGCTACGAGAAAGAAACAGTATCTTTTGAAGTAGTGGCGGACGTGCAAAAGAACGGCCTCAAACCAGCCTCAAAGAAAACGGCTCACTACCTTTATACAAAGGCTAGAGCGCAGTACTATGCGGAACAATTAGCCATGAAACGGCTGTATTCAAAAACACAGTATACTTTTAGGCTAGATTGGGCCTTTTGTACGCTTGAAGTCGGCGACCTTGTAACGCTCACAGATGAGGCTTGTCAATTAAACAAGCAAATCGTAGTTATAACCGCAGTCAATGAGGCAGCCGACGGGCAACTTGAATTCACGGCCGAGGGCAAGCCAGTAGGGACTTACGCGCCAGCACGTTATGACGTGCATGAAAACGAGCGGCCTTTTGTGGATTACAATCAAGAGGCGCCTAGCGTCAATGATGTGGCAATATTCCAAACAGTTGGCGACGTTGGCGGTAATCAAGTATTTATCGGCGTAAACGCGCCAAGCGGTTGGGGCGGCTGTTCCGTGTGGCTATCTGATAATGATGAAAACTATGCAAGAGTAGGTTCTATCACGCAACAGGCTCGCATGGGGCGAACTCTTACCGCATTGTCTAATACAAGCGACAGCGTAAACGTGAAACTCAATCAAGGCAGCATGAAAGGCGGCACACACATCGACGCCGAACGTGCAAATACCCTATCATGGATTGACGGCGAGGCATTGAGCTATGAGGGGGCGCAATTACAAACCGACGGCAGTTATAAGCTGACTGGGTTAGTGCGGGGCCAATATGCAACTATATCAACAGACCACGCAAGCGGTACGCGGTTCATTCGTATTGATGAGGCGCTATATAGGCATACTTACCGAAAGGAAGATATAGGGAAAACAGTATATTTGAAGTTTACATCAATGAACCTGTTCGGCACGAATGAGCAAGGTCTTGATGAGGTGCAGGCGTACGAGTATACAATCGCCTCGTACTATATTCCCGACGTTAGCAATTTAGTACTATTCACTAAATACTACGAAATCGGCAACGGCATATATTCATTCGATGTAGTGGCTCAATTCGACACTCCGCAACTCAACACGCTCAATACCGTTGAACTATGGTATCGTGAGCAAGGCGGCGAGTGGAAATATGGCGGAAACGGTGAGGGCCGTATCGTTGTAAGTGGTTGTGAATTGGGTCACACTTATGAAGTACGCTTAAAAGTCAAGGATACGCACGGCAACTACTCGCAAGGCGTGACTAAATCAATCCTTATAGAGCGTAAAAGCGACGTTCCGAACACTCCACAAGGGTTTAGCGTGGCATTTAGCGATATGGCTGATTTCAATTGGTTAGAGGTTCGCAATGCTGATATTGACTTCTATGAGGTACGTCTCGATCTTAACAAAGGTCAGACCGATGGCCTAGTAGGCAAAAGCAATAATACAACGTTGCGGGCACAATTAAAAAGCCGTAGTGCAAAAGTATATTTGTTCGCCCATAACCCGATTAAAGGCTACAGCGCACCAGCAGAATTAACATACAACGTGCCGATTCCTGCAAAACCTCAACATGTTAATGCTACCGCCAATATTAATGGCATAGGCGTTTCATTTGATGCAATCCCTGCAGGCTGTAAGGGTGCTAATGTATATATTGATGCAAATGTGTATTTTGCACCATCTAATATTGTCCAAATTCCTATGGTTGCCGGTGTATATAAGGTACAAGTGGCTTTTATCGATATGTTTGGCGAGGGTCCTAAGAGTAGCAAAATGCTTGCTACTGTTAAAGCAACTATTCCTAAGGAAATGCTCGACAGAGAAGCACTAGGATTAGACGAATTTGATAAACGTGTCAACGAACTAGGCGAAAAGTTTAACAAAGTGTCTGATGAGTACAGTACTAAAGTTCAAAACCTAGCTGAAGATGTGGAAAGCCGTTTTACTCAACTCGATAATGGCATTGAGTTAAAAGTAAAAGAGGGTTTAAACAATATCAACGGCGAGGAGCTTGTAAACAGAATTAACATTGGAACAAATGGAGTCCGATTGGACGGCAAATTGTTCCATGTAACAGCAGAAACACTGTTCGATAACAATATCATTACTAAAGGAATGCTACAGGCAGGTTCTGTGAGTGCCGATAAGATGCAAGTTGATAATCTTGCGTCAATTTCGATTAACACAGGGGATTTGACTGGTGGCAGCATTACTGGCGGCACGTTCAAGAATGCAAATAATACGTTTCAAATCGACCCGAATGGAAACATAATCGGTGCGAACATAACCGCATCAAGGATTGACGCACAAAGCATATATCAAGCTGGGTTTAAGCTACGAAATATGTTTACGACAATTTACAAAATAAAACATGGTGATTGGGCTCCTATCCCAGAGGGCTTTACAGCAGACCAATGCTCGTATGTGCCGGTTGGTTGTGTATTTACCGAAAGCTACACGGCGAAAAGTAATGCGGGTAATTTTAATGACATTACAAAGGCCAGAATTAGCGATTCGGAGATGGAACAGCAACGTAGGCGGTACATTGGCGAATGTCAAATATATTCTCGTCAAGATAAGGAAAGCGGTACAAATGTTGGTATTGTCGAAAGTCGCAGAGCTGTAGTCGAATCTAAGATTTATCGAGAATGGTCTTCCGGCAACGATGCCGGAAATACCTACGAATCAACTACCTACTCATACGGCGACTTATTTGTATTGGTGATTGCGCAGCAATAAAAAGGGGGTTGTAAATGGTTAAACACAATTTTGTGCTGCACTCCGGTCAAGACTTTAATATCACATATGTGGTGCCAGAGGGTAGCGACATGAATTTAACAGGCTATAAGGGCGTTTGCAAAATTAGAAGGAGACCGAATGAGGGTGTGATATTCGAACTGACGCCGATAGTTGAATTAAAACAAATTACATTTTATTTGTCCGGGAAAGCATCGGCTAATAAGAAATTAAATTGTAATGATCTGATGTATGATGCTTTTATATTCAATGAAAATGAGTATATAAAACTAGGACAAGGACGCATTACATTTATTCCAAACATTTCCATGCACGATTAACAGGAGGATTACAATCATGGCAGACAACACTTTAATAATCAAATTTGACAAAGAAACAACTTTACCTTTATTAGATGGGTTAGGCAAAAGCGCCTACGCTATCGCAGTAGCGCACGGATTTAAAGGGTCAGAGCAGGAGTGGCTAGACAGTTTAAGAGGTATGCAAGGTGCGACTGGCCCTGTAGGCCCTCAAGGTATTCAAGGTCCGGCCGGTCCGAGAGGTCCTAAAGGCGAACCGGTGAGTGCCGAAACGGCAGCTCAATTATTGCGACAAAAAAATATCTATTTGCCGAATTCGAACATTGACACCTTAATCGCCAAGGTTATCGAATTGTTTAGCGACAACATTAAATACACGCCTAAACGACTTGAATATGAACAACCTAACGCAGGTCAAACATATATCGACTTAAAAGGGGAACCGCATTTTAAAGTATCCATTAACGGTAGTGAAAAGAAAGAATTTGAGTCCGATAATATGCGAGTTAATATTGAACCTTTCGGGGCGGATAATACTTTAATTAAATACTTTGATTTAGCAGATAGGGAATTTCAAAATATTGTAATTAAGGGAATTGCTGGGGCCACGCCAGAGGAAACATATGAAGATGGGTCTGGCGCCGTGTGGAAGAAATATGGCAAAAAAATTATATTGGATGTAAGTGAATATACTGGCGAAACGTTAAAATGGCAGGGCAAATGGGGTTTTGGCGAATTTGATATTATTGAAATGTTATCTAATTCAGAAAAAACATTAACGCAGACAGAAGACTATAATGAGTCTTATAAATGGTATGGTAAAACGCTTGTAATACCGGAGCCACAGAATATTATTTTGAATTGTTCAATAGAACTTGGCGCTATCGATGTCGATAGCATTGTAAAACGGCAATCTTTATACTTTAGAGATAGCGGATTCAAATGGAATGGTAGCGAATATGTAAAATATAGGGGTTAAGTAGAGGGAGGTATAATGCAGGAACTACATTATTTTATAAGCCGTGCATCTAGCATATTAACCGATTCATTTGCGGTAAAAGCATTGCTTGCTGTTATCGCTGATGTGGCGATATATATGATTGGCTTAAAACATGTGCAGGTGTTAGGTATATTCATATTATTGGTATTCCTAGACCTCATTACAAAATGGGCGGCTATATCGTATCAAATGCTTGTAGATATGGGGGCAAATGCTGATAATCTAACCGCATTAGACAAATATATAGCGATTCCAGTTGCATGGGGTAAGGGGTTAATATCCTCTAAGCATATGAGAAAGCCTTTTGTTACAAAAGTTTTAACATATTGCCTTGCTACTGGCGCCGCATGGTGCTTTGACTATATGGCAGGTCAATATGCTTTCGCCGTCAATATTACATGGCTATATCTCGGCTCAGTAGAATTATTGAGTATTCTCGAGAACATGCGAGACGGCGGAAATACTACCATATCTGGCTTGCTTGACGTGGTTCATGCAAGAGTAGATATGATTTTAAAAAAATAA